TGCCAGCGGCCCCTCCGCCGCCGCCACCGCCGCCGCCGTCGCCGCCGCATCCATACAATACGGCGGATGCTCCGTCAGCGCCTTTCCCGCCCGCTCCAGGTTTTGACGACCTGAAAGTTCCTTCAGCAATTTGGGACGAAAAGCCAAAACTCGGTGCGGTTGAAGAAGACCCAGCGCTTCCATTGTTTGAGCCAGAAGAACCTCCAGCGCCACCTCCGCCTGAACCGGACGAAGAAACAGAGGCGTTTACGGAATAAGTCGATGTGTAGTTCGCATACGATCCGCCGTCACTTCCATTCTTTTGGTTACTGTAAGAAGGCCTGCCAGTACCGCCAGCTATCTCTCCAGCGTCACCGCCATTATTTCCAGCGGTTCCTCCGTCAGCCCCGGCAGAACCAGGAATTCCAGATTTTGCGTAAGTTATTCCTGTTACGATATCTGTATACCCAGCAGACTCCGCCGATCCAGATGCGGAAGACTCTTCTCCAAAAACGGTATCTTCTCCACTAGCTCCGTTGGTCTGTCCGCCAGAGCCACAAATATAAGAGATAGTGTCTCCCGCTGAAACATTGATTGTCTTTTGATAGACCTTTCCGGGTTCCCCAGCTTTTCCGCCTGAACCTCCAACGCCCGCTTCTGTTTTATGTCCGCTTGATGAGATGGAAGCGGTTCCGGTTTTTGTTTGTCCAGCGGAATCAGATGTATAAATAGAAATAGTTTGGTTGTCATATTTGTCTTCGCCAAATCCACCATAAAAATCGCCTGTACCATCATCTCCATTCCCACCGGCTCCGCCGCCTCCAATCAAGACCACTACTACCTGTGTAACGCCCTCCGGGACTGTCCAGGTTCCAGAACCTGTCAGCACTTCATGCTCATCATATGTTACTACCTGCTCGAATTTCGGCGGCACAAATCCAACCAGCAACGTTTCGTCCGCTTTCAACGTGTTGGACAGGTTGATGTCAGCGGATTCCAGACAGGCGCTGACTCCCGTTTTGTCATAAGGATGCCATGTCGCAACACGGTTACCCGGCACCTCTCCTTGGTATACAATAGGAGCCTGTATTGTTTCGGTCCATTGGAAATAATTAGCCAGCCGCTCCGCTACCGCCGTTGAATTTACCAGACTAACCAGTGTTGCGTCCTTCACCGTTTTAATGTTAGGCTCTGCCGCCTCAGATACATCCCTTACCACCTCTCTGGTATTATGGATATACGCCCGTCCTTTCAGCGTGCCAGAGCCGCCAGAAACCTTTGCGTAGTTGGCCCCGCTCTCCAAGATAGAGAAGCCGTCAGCAACTAGCTCATACATCGGACTATTAAATGTGATAATATCCCCCTGCTGGGCAGTTCCTTCAAACAGCTTGGTTTCCTCTCCGCCCTCCACATATTGGTGCTCTGTGACGACCACCTGGGTTATTTTTGCTGTTTCCGGGGCTTTCGCTCCCACCAGCATATAATCCTCATTGATATTTCCAGAGATGCCATCCCACAGGCTTTCAATGCGTAAAACGCCGTCCAAATCCGTTTTGATCCATGCTCCAATCGCTATCAGGACTTGGACCAGGTTGTCCCGCTGTGTAGCAACAGGCAGCCAACCATATAGCTTAACGTCTGCATATTTGTTTTGGATTGAAAAAGGGACTGTGCCACAGATGCTAGCAATAACTTCCTGCGCTGTTTGCCCGGTGTATATTCCTCCATAATGTTGTCCCTCAGTTAAAATACCAATGGCTGATGTAGCGTAAAGACTATATCTATTAGGCCCCACTCGCTCTACTTCTTGAAGGTAAAATATCCCTCGCTGGGCGCCATTGTAGATCCATTTTAAGGGTGTATTTCGAGCGAATCCAATAAACACTCCATCTGGGTCACGGGCCTCAGCGGATAGTGTATTGACCTCCAGAGAGGATGAGCGGAGAGACATAGCGATATGTACATTTCCCGAAAAGATATCCTTTTGGTAAAATGTCTTTCCGTTATAAACAAGCTGATTCATGTCGGCACCTTCTTTGGCTCCCTGGCGTAAAATGTGACGGTCAAACCGCCCCAGCAGGTCCCATCATCCATGTATTCCACTGTATCCTCAACGACCTCTATATAGGCCTCATAAGATAGTGTGGTTTGCCCGTAGGGTGCCACAACAGTGTGACTATCCACCGGGGATGTCAGTACCTCATAAAGAGAGTCATAGTCATCACGGCTCATCCCATCAGCAGAAAGTTGGAATGTGTAGTCAAAAAAAGTCCCTTGGAGATCCCTCCAGTGATAACCGGAAAGAGCGTTGTCTGCGTTTGGCCCATCTGAGAGTCTGGCTTTACGGGCAATAGATTCTACGCCTATGTTGTATCCAACCCCGTCTATGGTGAAAATATTATCCATAGCCACCTCACTCCACCAAGTCTGTACCGCTTCTACGGTCCTCGTCCCTTAGATAAGGCCGCAAAAACATTGACGCCTCTCTCGGATAGAAGCCAATGTCCAGTTTGACTCGTTGTGAACTGTTCCCATAAACCTCACCGCTCTTGTTTGTATCAGCAGTTTCTCGGACGGTCGTAGCCGCCACCGAACCTGGGACCATTCCGTCGTTAACCAAGGTAACACGCCGCTCAATATTAGGCATAGCGCGCTCTAACTCGCTAAGTACATCTAGTCTGGATACAGCAGATTTGACAGAGGCTGCGTTTCCCTCCAGCCCGTTCGCTATCCCTTGGTCAATATTCTTGCCCAGGCGCTCCCCTCGCTTAGACGGAGAATGTACCTCTGCTTCTTTCTCGGCGGTTCCAAAAATCGCATCTATGACAGAACCTATGGCGTCTACCACATTCCCGACCATGGACAAGAATCCATCTATCAGGCCCTGAATGATATTGGCTCCAATGTCAAACAGCATTTGTGGCAACTGGGCAAACCCATCCAAAATAGCTTTAACTACATCAGGAAGCGCAAGCACAATGCTTGGAATCGCACTTATGATGCCGTAAACTAGAGCAGTAAGAATTTCGACGCCGGTTCCAATTATTTCAGGAAGATTCTCTATGATAAAATCAATAATGGATGTAAGTATCTGCGGGAGATTTTCCATCAAAATTGGAATTGCAGAAACAATCCCATCTATCAGGCTTATAAGAATGTCGGCCCCTGTATCCAGAATGGAGGGCAAATTTTCGGTAAAATATTCTGAAATTGACGATATTATTTCTGGCAGCTTCTCTACAAGGGACGGAATGCCATTTTTGATTCCATCCGCTATGTATTTGAGAAGTTCAATCCCGGCATCCAACAAGGAGGGAGCCAGTTCTACAAGAGCAACGAATATTTCTTCGACCACCTGTGCCAGTCCGTCCAGCAGGGTCGGCAGATTATCGATGATCCCCTGCAAAATAGCTTGGAGAACATCCACGCCAAAGGAAAGAAAATCCGGGAGCTTCTCCACCAGCGCCGTGACCATATCGCCGATGGCCGCAGAAAGCGCCTCATCCGCTCCATCTACACCATTGACCAGGTCATTGAACGCCGTAACGACACTTGCGATTGAAGGGAGAAATTCAGATAGGAGATTATTTTTTACTTTTGATACGGTTTCTCCCAGTTGAGATAACGTATCATCGAGAAGGATCTGATTTTCTCTCGCCTGAATCAGCGCTTCGTTGTTTCGATAAAATGCCTCGCTCGCTTGGTCGTAGGTCCTGGACAGGGTGTCCATAATAAGCTGGTTGCGTTCACTCTCAGAGGTACATTCGGCCAACTTTTCGTTAAACTCATCCTCGGAGATTCCAGCCCAGTTGAGCGCGTCAGCCAGAACGCCGGTTACCTGACCGACCTTCGCCGTCTCGTTTGCGCTTTCAATCAGCCCTTCGATTGGAAGGGAGTCGCCAAAGGTACCGAATACACCAGCGGCGATATCGGTCCATGTGGATACGTCCTCCTCATTCTCCGCCAGTTTTGCCAAGAGCTGGGATGCCTCGGTAGCCGTATCGGTATCGCCAAGTATTTTGTAAAAGTCGCCGTAAGCTTTGGAGGCTGTTTCAGGTCCATATCCCGCCGCCTCAAAGGCGGTATTCAATTTACCTTGGGCGACTCGGTATTCTTCGGTAGCAGATTCCAGGGCTAGGAGTCCGGTCACCGCTCCAGTTGCGGCGGTTGCTACTCCTCCAATGGCCGCTACAGTTCCTTTCAGCGCCGTCTTGGCAACGCCACCCAACTTGGATAAGCCAGACTTAAAACCGCTTTCGTCGATATCTGTTCCGATTTTTACAGTGCCATCGTTCGCCAATCATGCCACCTCCTGTGGCTATGGCACTACGGCACTTTCAGCTCAAATATTTTTTTGCAGATTTTGCACTTCAACCATAGGTCATTTGCTCGTGCTTTCGGACCCAGCATCACCCGACTGTCCACTACTCCGCAGTACGGACAAACTGGCTTGCGCTTCTTCGTATCTTCGTTTGACATAATCTTTCATGTCCTGTTCTGTCTTATAGCCTGTGTTTCCAGTCCCAAGAGAGTAGCGTGATTTCATTTCCCGGTAGAACTGTTTTTGCTGCTTTGGGACATCCTTCAAATCTACTGTCCGGTAGGTCATAATCCGGCAGATCTCACAGTCTTGGGGAAGGGATTTGAACAGCGCTTTGAACCGCCACCAATGCAATTTTGCTGTGCTTAAATCTATCCCATAGCACTCCCAAAAAGCGGAGAAAATAAACTCGCTGTCCTGCTCAAAGTCAAATGCCTGTGGATGTTTCTTTCCTGGAGCCGATTTCTCTTGCGAGGCTGCAGAATAGAACTCCAGCATGGACTCCAGTGTGTCATTGGAGGGCGGAAGGCCCAGAGAAGTCATGAACTCACAGAGCCGTTCTGCTTTCCTTCCGTCCTCTTCTTTTGCCAGCAAGATCCCTTGAAATTCGATCCAGCGCCGGAAATCTGTATCCACAGGGTATAAGACTCCGTCAATGGTGATTGTTTCCGGCGGCTCCCTGTACAGGCTCATTTTTTCAGATTCTGTAGGGTGAGCAGCTTCTGTACCTCCGGTCGGTTCAGCGCTTCCCTGGCTTCCGCCAGCTTTGCTTCCATTCTTGCTTTCCGTGCGGGTGCGTCATAAGCCGCAATGATGTCCTCACACGCCTTCATCAATTCGTTTGTATCTACCTCTTCCACGCTGGGCAAAGAGCCGGGAGCGAGATCCAAAACGAACATATGGAGCCGCTGGACTACCTCCCGGCGGGTGATCTCCCCACTACGGTAATCCTGATCGATTTTTGCCACAGATTCGATCTTATCATCCACGGACAATGTTCTAGCGGGCAACTCATAGGTCTTTCCTTGGATGGTAACTTTGTAATTCATGTTGTTCTCTCCTTAGACAGCAGAATATGTATACTCTGTGGGGGCAGTTCCAACGCTCCGAAGGTCTACGGAAATAGCGGAGTTTTCGCCAGCATTTCCGCCGCCATCAGAATTAACGATGATGGAAACGGTGCCCTTCTCTCCCTTACCAGTCAGCAGAGAGAAATAAACATAGGGTACAACGACCTTCTGGCCTACTCCATGAGCGATATCCAGGCCAAAGCAGTAGTCCTGGAAAGCGTCGCCAATGTAGCGGTCGCCGGTGATGGCAAAGGTGCGCTGTGTGCCAGTCTTGGAGGTGGACAGTCCCGTTCGGATATACTGCTTGTCCTGGGTAACGGGGTTCATCTGTGGGTCCAAGCCAGCAATGCCCATCTGCACAACGGTATAGTCCTTCTCCGTGGTGGCCTCCTCTCCAATCCCGACTGCCAACACCCAATCATCGTTGGTAGCAAAACCAGCAAATTCATCATTCGGAGTATATCCGGCCATTAATTCAGATACTTTCATGCTTTCACTCCTTCTGTATAATACCTAACCCTGACCTGGAACATATAGCGGGCGACGGTGCCCGCCTCATTCACCCCGGCCAGATTCGGCATATTTTGTAGATTTTCAATACTTAGCACCTTACATCCCTGGAATTTAGGGAAGTTTCGTGATCTGTTCTGCTCATCGATCCAGTCCATAAAGTCCTGAACGCTCTGCGCCTGCTCTGCGTTGATATCGCTTGTGCCTTGATCCTGGGGCAGCATCTGCACAACGGCGAACTCATAGACCTTGATCCCCACGTCCCGAATGAACCGCTTCTCCCACACGTCGCTGTACACCGTTTCAACGCTGACACGCCCCGCCTTATCTGTGGCGCTGTTGAAATAGAGGAAGGACTTCACGGCGGGGCATTTCTCCAGAAATTCTAGAATTTCTTTATTTTTGTTCGCCATAAAATCACTTCCTCTTGATATAGGTTTCAATATCCTCCGCTAGTCTGTCGCCCTTTGCAGTCATGGCGGCCCGCTCCCAGTGGGAGGTCGTTCCTGGCGTATGGTATTCTAACGGCTTCCCGGATGGATATTTCGATTCATTTTTCTTTGCGTAGCTGCTTCCGTTTTTAGCGAGGTACAACTCCCCCTCCCATTGATAGTGAGCATGGGGAGATTTGTAATGTACGAAATCTTTTGTTATATCTATGTTTATATTGAGCTTCCCCTCACTTCCACCTGGAACACATTGTGAGCAATAGGCATGCAGTCGAGTATGGGCGTATTTCCTGACATCATCTGAAAATATCCGTTTGAACGTTTTCTTCGGGTTGAAAATCTCAACACTGATATTCATACGCCCTCCAGGTGGATGTGTCCCAATGGAAGCCTTGTGTTGTCCCGGACGGAACGGACGGTCATGAACTCGTATCGTCCCGCCACCGCCCGCACATTGTCCGGGGTCACATTCTCCGCTACCTTCCCATGTACCACGATGTCGCCAACAGAGGCTGTAAAGCCGATCATGTCGCCTTTCCACTCCTGGTATGGGTGGTAATCCGGCGATTCCGGGATACGGACCGTAACCGTCTGCCCCAGCGACACATCAGCGCCCGACACGCTCCTCACGGTGGTTCGGACAAACACGCAACCGGTCAGAACGGTCTTTTTCCATGCGTCCAGGCCGTCCGGGCTGTCCTCTGCTGCTCTCCGGTTCAGAAGCGTGATCGTCTCACGAAACAGCGGCGTCATATCCCAACCTCCAGGCTGACCAGCTCAACGGGAAGTATTTCCACGATTTGGTCATATACGGAGCCCATCATTTGCTCCTCCGTCCGGGCAGAGGCATAGTTGACAGTCAGGCCGTCGTTGCTGGTACTCGCTACATTAACAAAGCCGCTCTTGATTCTTTCCATAGCGTCGATAATGAGCACCATACACAGGCGGATATCATCGTCTGGCCCTGTGATCCGTCCCCGCGTCCAGTAATCCAGCTTTTTTCTCGCCAGTTGCTCCAGGCGGGGGAAGGCCGATGAGCTGGCCGCCCCGCCAAGGGCTTTATACTGTTCGTATGTGATATAGCCACACATCAAGCCTTCCCCCGCCTTCTTTTAGGTCTTGGCCGTCACAGTAGCGTTACCGGCATTCTGGGCCTTATAGGTGCTGTCAGCTTCCACAACGGTGATCTTATGGCCGGTGGTGGCAGTAATGTCAGACACGCCGTCCCAAGTAGTCCAGTTCCGCACACTCTGACCGTAAGTAACTACCGGAGCCGTAGAGGGGTCAGTTTTGTACTTGTACACGTTGGTGGGGGACTCCTTTATGGGAGTAACTGTCAGCTTGGTATCGCCGGATGCGGTTCCCGCCGCACTCTGCACCGTCAGCGTCCCCAGGGTGGGAGTGCTGTCCACATCAATAACCGCAATACCATCCAAATACTCCGCAAACAGGGTCATGCCCATGATGGCAAAGCTCTCGGACACGGCAGTGTGGTAGTTGCCCTCCATATGGACGCCGATTAGATTCGTCTCACCGTCCGTGGTATAGACCAGACCAGCCCTTGCAAAGTCACTGGTAGACGGGTCCACATAATACAGAACAATATTCTCCACAGGAGTGGCAATCACTCGTCCGCGGGGGATTTCCTCGTCAGACAGCAGGAACACAGTGGAGAAGCCCATGAAGTTCTGCACATACTGGAAGCCGAAAGCTGTCTGGACGGTGATATTGGCGTCGCCCAGATAGTCGTAGAGGTCCAAGACATTGGCAAATCCCACTACATTGGTGACGGTCCGGTGAATCTGCTTGAACTTATTGATGACCAGGCCCTTGGCCATGGCGAGGGCTCTTTGCCAGGTGGTTTCAGAGCTGGCAAGTTTGCCGGTGTTCAAGTAGGCGTAGAAGCGGCGGGTCACGTTGTCCTGCAATTCATACAGGAATGCGTCGTCCGTCATGCCAACGGCCACGTCATAGCCATAGGTCTTAATGGCCTCGATGGAAACAGCCTTGGCATACTTCTCCACAGTCATCTCTTCGTAGGGGGTCTCAATGACTGTGGCCTTAGAGTAAGGAATTTCCTCGCCCTCTCCCACGTTTCCGCTCTGAAGGGTAACAGAAGCAGTCTTACTCTTTAGAATAGCGCCGGGCTCTTTGCGGATAGGGCGCATGATGCCCAGGATCTCCCGCAGGTGCTTCCAGTTGCGGGCAAAGCGGGTCACAAAGTCAATGACACGCGCGGTAGACTGGATGTCGGACGATTTGGTCAAATTATCTTTTGCTGCCATAATCTTTATCAATCCTTTCTAAATAGGTCTAAATGTTCGGCAATAGCGGCCTGACGCTCTGAGGCATCTTTAATACTCATGATTTGGTCCTTAGTCATATTGCCGCTGGTGTCGGTTTTGGTAACTCCGGCGATCTTCAACGGTTCATGCTGTGGGTTCTTGAAAATGCCGTCCACGTCTTTGGTCATGTCGGAAAACAGGTCAGCGGGCTTTTTGCCTTTGTTTGCTGGGTCTTGGATGGCCTTTTTCAACTCCCCCAAAAAATGGGTGCGTGTATACTCGTTGACAAACTCCCGACCCTCGAGGGCGCTCTCTGCGGTCTGTGTGAGGATGGCGTCCACCTGCGCTTCCTTCTCCGCCTTGGCTCGATCCGCTTCGGCCTGCTTGTACTTGTCAAGCTCCGCCTGAATAGCGGCGGCGTCGCCCTTGGCCTTTTCCAAGTTGGCGATGGTCTCGTCCTTTTCGGCAAGTTGTCTTCGGAGATTTTCCAATTCGCTCTTTTGGTCGTCCGCCTTCCCCTTTGCTTTGCCAATGTCCCGGCTGTTTAAGTCCAAAATGCTGTTTACCTGTTCGTCCGAAATGTCCTTCAAAATAGCTTTGATCTCTTCTCTGGTCATAATGTTCTCCTCTACCACTTCGCTTTTTTCTCGTGGGTCGCATCCACTGTGGCCCCGTAGTTTCTCGACTTCGGGTCGGTCAAATGTTGTATAAAATCCGCAAATGCGGGTTTTACCAAAAGAAAAAGCGTGAGCAGATACCGAGATTTACTCGATATCTACCCACGCTCGGGTCTTCCGCCTCAACGCTTAGAGGCGGGAGCAATATTTTATTATTCAACGCCCATAAATTCGTCTAGTGCTTTTTTCAAAATAGCGTTTACTGTGGTTCCTTCTTCTTTTGCCTTTTGTCTCACCTTATCAGCGTAGTCTTTTCTCACCTTGCATCCCAGCACAGTCATATGCTCTGAAATGTACTTGTTATTCGCTCTTCTCTGCGATTCTGTCAGCGCCATTATACCACCTCACAAAAGATTATAGCAGGTGATACATGGTTATGCAATATACCGATCAAACAATGTACATGGTTAAACTTTGTATAATTCGCCAATTGATTATATGGTTAAACCATGTTATTATATACTCGTAAGGCAGAGATACAAAATCTCTTACAGAAAGGAGTGAGGTGAATGAACGAAATGCAGGTCACGGAGGCTCTGTTGAGAGCCATCCTAGAACTCATTGAGAAGTGCGACACGCTGGAAGAACTTCGGGAAAGCGTCAAGCGCATCATGAATGAGTAAAAAGTGGGGCGGCTGACACTCGCAAAGCCACCGCCCCACACCACCAAAGGTGAGCCGGGAGCCTTACCCCGGCCACCTTGATTATATCAGTGTAAGGCAGATAAATCAAGGCCGCAGGCCGGGAGGGAAAGAAAATGTTGAATCAGGAAATGAGAACCGTAACCATGAGCCGCTCCGATATGCTCCGCGTACAGCAGGCGCTCACTCACCTGGTAATCGAATATCAGCGAGAGGCCAACGACCCAGACACCACCGACGACTGTCGAGAGATCGCAAAACGCTCCCTGGCTATGTGGGAGAACATCCGAAACGACTTTAAGTGGCAGATGAACGAGCAGGACCCAGAAGAGTTCCGGCAGTAACTACACCGCCCGCCCCGGAGGTCACGAGGGCACCCAATCCGGCCCCTAACTGGGGCGGGTTTCTTTTATCTCCTCCCGCTTGATATGTATAATTTTAACACCATTTTTCACGGGAATCAACTCAACGCGGTCACCCTTAGCAAGAATAGCCTTGATCTTCGCTTTTATAGTTTCGTCAATCATATTTTCTGCACCGTCGGTCCTGTTATAGATCTTGTCCTTTCCGGCCTTGGGGTAAGCCCAGCCTGTTCGCAAAATTGCTTGTATTCTGCGCTCAGTGCCGCTGATTTCTTCCGGGCCTGTGTAGCTCCCAGCTTGTCACCTGCGGCTATCATGGCATCCCTCTCGTCCTTTGCATAGCGGATTGCAGTCTCCATCTGCCTTTGTCTCTGGCTGGCTTCGTAGCGGCTCATCTTCTGCCCCTTGTACTCGATCTTTTCTGAGGATCGTCGGTTGATGTCCGCCAGCTCCTTCCGGCTGTAGACCGACTTGGAAACCCCCAGTACGATGGGCGTGGCAAAGTGCTGGCAATTCAGCGTCCCAAAAGGGCGGTCAAGACTGCGATTGATGCGCTCCCACTCCTCATTGGAGAACTGCCGTCCCTGGATGTGGCGGTGGTCGGGGGCGCAGAGGCCGTGGGCGGAGATCTCCACACCATCGGCTCCAAACTCTCGTCCGGTCTCCTCCATCATTTGACTGTTGAGCCGCCGAACACCCTCCAGGATATTCATGCGGGCGGAGGAATCCAGGCGGCGGGAGTATCCGCTTTCCCAGGTCACCCGGCGTAGGCCGCTTCGGGCCATCTCCTTGACTGTTGAGCGCATTGCGCTCTGATAATCCACAACGCCGGTCTGCACATAGGCAATCGCCCGGTCAATAGCGGAGATGTAGTATTCCCGCAATGGGATGGTCTGCTTGCCACGCTTGAATCCAATCATGTAGGTGTTGGAGATATTGGCTGTACCATCCATAGCCTGACGCTTTGCGGCGTCCACAAAGGAGGACAGTACCGACCTGGCGGCGTAGCTCTGGAGCGCATCCATTTTCCTTGCTCTGTAATAGGTGTTGGCAAACTCCACATTCTCCTCCGCCACCTCCTCGAACAGCCTTTCCACTTCCTGCTGGTTCACACCCGTAATACGGGCAACTTCTTTCTCAATGGCCTTGAGGTCCGCCCCAGCATATTCGATGGCTGTTTTCAGGCGGTGAGCGTCCGCCGCACCGATATCTCCAATTTTACGGATTCGCTCACAGATACGTTGAACAACATAGTTGTTCAGGCTCTCCAGGTTTTCCACGATGTTGTCCGGCAAGCCCTCCAGCCAGGACTCATTCATCAGTCGGCTCATTTATGATCGGCTGAATTGCCGCCTCCTGTATGTACTGGCTTCCGGCTTCTTCGGCAATCTCCTCCACGCGGGCCTTGGCCGTCTCATAATCCTCATCCATCATCCAGGCACGAACCTCCGCCTTATCTACAGCGCCGATTCCCTCCGCAACCGTAAGCTGATTGAAGTGTTCATTCAGTTGTTCGATATAAGAAGCGGACCAATCATAATGCGTCTCCCACGGTCCAATCGGGGCCAGATTATTATAATTGGCAATCACGTCCACAGCGTGGAGCAGATCGTCTGTCCCTCGTTCCAGTGCCCGGCGGAACTTGGTGATAACCGCAAATGTCGAGTTAAGCGCCGCCCGCATTTCAGTGGCGGTGGCGTAGGAGGTAGTCGGCGGCGTCAGTATTCCGGGAGACAGGCCACATAGGAGCTCCACCATCTTGTTGTTGACTGTAATTCCGACCTCCAGGTCTGAACCCCGTATCTCTGGAGAAAACTCTTGGATCAGTTTGCCGGGGTTGGCATTATCTCCGACACCTCTCATCATCTGAAAGAAACGCCGTTTTTCCTGTGGTAGCACTACATTTCCGTTTTCATCCTTCACCAAAAGAGTCTTGTCGGCAAAGATCATAGTCTCCTTGGCGCTGTACTCCCGGTTGAAACGCTCATACGCCTCCACCGCCTTTGCCATAGGGCCGTCCACACCGGCTGTAATCTTCACGCCGTTTACGCCGTTCACGTCCGCCCGGTTGACCGCAGGCGACTTATAGCGGCCAAACAGCGGGCGGTCCACATTTGGGATGATCTGTTCCTCTGGGATGTCCTTCCAGGCTGGCACTTGGTCCAACCGAATCTCGTTCGCTCCCTTAAAGGCTACGTTACGGATGATAAGCGCGCTGGTTTCCTGCCCACTCTCAGTCTGTGCCTCCTTAACCATCTGAATCTCATATCGCTGATATAACCCGGACTCATTTTTGATTTCTCCGACCTTCAAAATACAGGACAGGATATCATTCCCGATGGACTCGCATACAGCGAAGTCTCCATTCTTCACGATATCTACGCCCAGGCGCTTGCCATCGGTATATGGCTTAACAATGCAATCCCCAGTTCCCAGAGCTACCTCAGCGGCCACATCCATTCTGTCTCCCAGGTAGTAGTCCAAAAAATTCTGAATAAATTTCGCTCTGGCACTATCCCCCTCAATTGTGATAGTGCTGTCCTGCATAGCCAGGGTCGCCACTTTGTTTGCCACAACCGCTGTTACGGAGATATTTGACATATCGCTGTAATCATCCCGGTATATTGGCTTATCTTGCAACTCCAGCCCGACCTTCTGGGCCAGATAAAGCAAAATGTTCTTCACAAATCCCGTAGGGTACACCCCCTCAATACATATACTGCTTGACAAAGTGATTTATGGAGTACCGTAGCTCGTCCATAGCGTGATTGTATGCGTCTACTGGATTCCCGTGCTCGTCCACGCAGTACATACCGATCTCTTTCAAAAAATCTATGTGTCCATATGTTTCATCTTCCACTAGAAAGAAACATCCGTCCTGAATCATATTTTGTGTGTACTCTATCCCGACCTTGATTCCCTTGGTACTCCCGCGGATATCGTGTGCATTATTGTCCGCGTTTAGTGCGTCGATTCCATAAAGTTCCAGTTCCTTTCGTAACGCCTTACAGGCCGGGTCAATATACCATGCGTCTTCCCGCATATTCCAGTGGTTGCGGCAATATGGCGCAAATGTTCCGGCTAGTTCTCTTGCCTGTACGCTCATAGCCTTGTTCCCGCCGTCGTAGTACCAGTTTGCCACACGGTATAGCGCCATCCCCTTCTTTGTGCGGCAGACCAGGTTACAGGACACGCTTGTGGCATCCGTCAGGCCGCCGTCTCCGGCAAAGTACATCTCAATAGGGCGGGCATCGTTCGGCAGCCGGGGCAGGATGTGCTTAGTCGGATCAAACATGGAGTAAATCACACCCTGGGGGATACACCGTTCTCCCAGCCAGTCCCGCTGATAGAGATATGGATTTCTCTCCAGCGTCCGGCGTAACTCTTCCTTTCGCTCCGGTGTGATAATCGGGTTGTCATCCACCGTCCAATGTGTCCAGCGGGTGTCCTGCACATTGAACACATCTGTGATGACCGGGTGCATGGGTGCTGGCGGGTTCAGGTCGGCCAAATGCCAACGGATATGGGCGGCATACGTCCGGCGGAAGCACTCCTGAATCATGTTCATGTGCAGGATGTCAATCTCGCAGAAGTACACCCCACCCAAGGATAGGCCACGGATGGTCTTGTCGCTGTCCGCCTTGGCTCCGCCCTTGTAATAGATCTTCTTTACGCCGGAACAGGTTAGAGCCTCCAGGTGGTCCCCATGGTCATCATGCTTCAAGTTCGCTTGCCTTCCAAACAAGTGGATCAGGCCATTTCCATCACCATCCATGACCAACCGAAACGCCTGCTGCTGTGAAGCCCCGACCACCAGGAAATTGCTGTCCTTGGAGGTGTTCAAGAAGTCATAGAACCGCAGGATGCAGGCCGTGGTCTTGCCGCTTCTGGGCGTTCCCTCCGCCACATCCAACGTCCGGTCAAATGGGCGATTCAGAAAATCTATTTGCTTTGCGGAAAGGCTCATTATTTCCTCGATTCGTACATATCACGCAGTAACGGGTGAATCTCTTGTCTTTGCTCCGTATTCGCTGTAAATTTGTCAATCAGCGTTCCCAGTGCAGTGGTAATCTGCGCTGGACTGGCCTCCGCCAGCTTCTCCGGGTCGTTCAGGGCGGCCAGCCCTTTTCCGATAATCTCGCAGACAACTCCCTTTTGACTGTCCATATACGCCAGAATGTCGGCGGTGTTCTCGTCTTTTTTCTGATTGCACATTTCTGCAATATCTGCATTTCCTTGCACAATTTTCTTCACCGTGTTAAGAGAAACGCCATTTACTTTTGCTGTTGCGTTATAACTGCCCAACTGTACATAGTCAGCAATAATTTTCTTTTTCTGCTTATCCGTCAGCCGTGCAGCCATAACACCACCTTCCTGTCATACAAATCCGCCCCCGTCTCTCGCAACGAGGCGCGGCATATATACCCCTTCCGGGGTATGCTCCGGGTTTGGTCAGGCTTTCCGGGGGCCTGCTCTGTAAGGACTTGCGTCCTGGTGCCACCGCCCGCCTCATGCGGCGAGGAGCGGCGTATGTGCGCTTTCCCGCTTAGATTGTCACGCCGTATTGGGAGGCCCGTGCACAGGCAAACACGGCAGTTTTCAGCGGGATAGCGCGGTTTTGACTCTCAAAGGCTGCCATTCTACCCGGAGTCGGCCAGCTATGGCTTACTGGCAGGCCGCTGGTGATTTCACTGGCAAGATACGCGACCCCGATTCGCCAGTATAGTGTCTTTCCACAGTCAGCTCCTTGGCCTTTGGAGCACATTGTCTAATGCCCGTAAAGGGCGATGTTGCCGCATGGAGGGCGAGGCCCTCCGGCCCGGATTCTTGGGCTGGTTCTGCCGTGCGGCGTATGTACCCCGGCAAGCGCCGGGGTTGAGGAGGAAATAGAAGAAGCGAATGGGAGCGCAGGGGCATACGCTCCCACACTCCCATTGTCGCATAGTTCTTATTTTGTGCGCACCATATGTTGTGAAGGCAAAAAGTTTTTTCACAATATAATGAAAGGTTAACCTTCATCAAAATAGCCTAAACTTACATCGTAATATTTTGCAATTATCGCAAGATTCGATAGCGTTGGCTCGTGTTCTCCCTTTTCATACCCTCTCAATGTGTTCTGACCCAATCCCATCAGTTGCGATACAATATCAGCACTTTTCCCTGGCTCCTTTTCTTTCCTCAGGCGCTTTAGCTTATCCTTGAACTCGTCCATCCTACCACCATCCTTATAGTCCCTGTTGCTCCATTGGGCAGTCAAAGGATACTCTTTTTCTCCGCTTTCCTATTTCCTTGGATTCACAGTGGTCCACGTCTCCCACTCTACGGCATCCAGTATCTAATAGATGGTTGCAAAAGGGCGCATCCTTGGAATTATTGATACCTCGCCAGTAGACGCAGGTTTTCCCCTTGTCACAGATTTCGACCATATCTCTCCTCCCAAGGTTTAAACAGGTCATCTCCAACAATGGCCCTGATCTGCTCGTCAATCTTTGCTTTGGCATAGACGAACTCACCATCGTCCTGCTGATCCTCACAGACCATCCGTGCCATACCGTTCATGGCTTCTATGTATGCGGTGCAGAAAGCCTCAGACCTACCAGGGCCAAGCTGGAGGACCTCGTGAGCGGCAATCATGGCAGCATCTTGTCCCATCTGCATCAGCATGTCCATTTTTAACCGGAAAAGGGCGTTATACTTGGCCTCCGCTTCTGTCTTGATACGGGCGAGGGTTGCGCTTGGTTTAGGCATTGCTATCCCTCCTCATGCTGTCCGCCCTCCCCGTCGTGGATGGAGCCCTCCATCTCAATCAAAAACGCCGCATTACAAGCCAGATGCCACAGGTGCGGAAGGCCGCTCTCCTGATCGCACTTCTCCCCCTTGAGATAGGCTAGCCAGTGCCGGTAGAGCGCATCCCGGTAACGCTGCGGCTCCACCTGCCGCCAGTTCTCCGGGTCGTGATACTTTTCGTTACCGTACATGCGGACCGCCGTCACAGCATCGATTAGACTAACAGGAGTAAGTGTGGGGCGGGGCTTCCCTGCGTCGGCTTTGGCTTGCTGGTCGTCTTCATGGCCCCATGTACTGGTAATAATTACTTCGCTCATTCCGCACCTCCGATGATCTCGTCCAGCTTGACGGATTCGCCGGGGCGGAGAGATGGGAACAATTCCCTTGGTATGTCCCAACATCTGTCTTTCCCTATCGTTTCTCTGTGCAGTGTCAGATCCGCCTCTGCATACTCACCCCGTACGACCTTGTAGGCCCCCACGGATTCTTTCAGGTCTTTTGCCCTCTCCACCTCCTGCTCCGTCCAGCGGGGATCGTCAATAAGCTCCCAATGAGCGGGGTCTGGTTTTCTATATAGTGCAATTCTTATCTTGCAACTACTCAATTCCGAAGAACTATGTAGGCGGCATTTACAGCATTCTCCTGCGTTTTCGCACTCCTTTTGACACTCTTCCAGCGTCCAGTCCTTCAACGGCTTGTCCATGTTGGCCTCCTCCTTCGTATATGGCACCCAGCAAGTGCCGTTCTCTTTCTTGTGTTGGCAATCCTCATTTTCGCTCCAGTCGCAACAGGGGCCGCCATGAGCACAGTCGCAGCACATACCTTCTACTGCGTTGGTTTCCTTATGTTTTGCCGTCTCCGGCATATCATCCTCCACCACATAGCCAAGCCAAAGTTCACTGCTCATGGCCGTCCTCCTTCCTTTCCCACTCCCTGCACCGCTGATCCGGCTCCGTGAAGTCGGCGCAGTACGGCGAATCCCCGTTGAAGCACACGCCCTGGAAGTCCTCGTACCAGGCGCAGGTGGCGCAGCATTTAGTCATGGGGGTTTTCCTCCCCCATGTAGCAATATCCATCTGGCGGGACCGTATCCTTGATGTATGGGCAGAATATCCCGCCGGGGAAGGTTTTGAATGCTTCTCCGTGCCTGCATCGGGCGCACCTGACCACAGGCACGGCGTCGATGGTGGGAGCCTTATCAATTTCTTCCACAGGCACAGCGAACCCCCAGCACTCATCATCTTGGCCCAATCCAAAAAACATAACCTTTCTCTTGTGGTAAAGCAGTTTGTCTGCATCAACTAACTTCATACTTGTCCTCCTTTCGATGACCATAGGAACAGAAATCGTTTGGCTTGGCACATTCCAGACCTTGCGGAAGAACACACGGAGAAAAATATTCTTCTGGATTATAATGCTCGCACTCACAACACCTAACTACAGGCACAGCATTAATAGTGGGAGATTTATCAATCACAGCGATAAAATCCCGTCTTGTTTGTGTCCTATATTCTGGTTTCCAAAATTCCTCTACAATAAGTTCTGCGTCAACCAGCCTCATACTCATCACCTTTTAATTTGAAAATGTTATCTGCACTACAAAGAAATTCATCACCAATTCGATAAGAGTAACAACAGTCCACGCATTTAACTCGGATATTCTTTTTTGTAAAACCAATGATTTCAGCCTCGTACTGAACAAGTCTCGTAGTGCTACTGCCAGTTCTCATCGTGCTATAACAAACACATCTATCACCAATGTTTAACACATTTCCAAGCCTATCTTTCATTGTTTATTGTCTTCCTCGTCCATGCGAGCGCCGCAGTTGGGGCAGTAGTTACTCCCATAAATCGTTTTTGAATGACACACTTCACACTCATCATAACCTTCATGCTTAATCCACTTTGCGTGCATCACCTCCGCAACGTCGGCGGTGGGCTCTTTCAGCACAATATCAAACGTTGACCCAGGAAGAACATCAGCTCGCCTTTTTTCATCATACCCAAGGCTTTTTAAAATTGCCGCCCTCTTGATGTACTCCTTCATTCCTGTTTCCTCCATGTATTGTATGGGGCATGATATAGCCTGCCGTCTCCTGTTCTAACCATAATTTGTGGTGCGCTGGCAGTAGGGGTATAAATTTTAACTATAACCCCACATACTCCACTCAGCACACAGACTACCTTATCCCCGATGTTCATCCCTGCTCCCTCCGTAGTGCGGCCTCGGCCTCTTCGCGGGTCAGCTTTTCCGCAACCGCGTCCGCAATAAATCTTGTTACAGGGTTATTGTGATAAAAACAGGTGTTCATAGCGGATTTGAGAGCATTCTCCCCGTCTTTGTCTTTGTACCCACCACCTGGAAGCACCACGCACCGCCCTTCCTTATCCGCCTGGGCCAATTCGTGGAGACGGTCAATAGTCATTCCTGCTTTTGTCGCCTCAATGCAGGCCAAAACAAATTGTTTGTCCAAGCCAGCCTCTAAATAAAGTTTTATAAGACGGTCAAAATCAGCCACCTCCTCCGGCCCCAAGCCGGTGTCCTCGTAGGCGGCGAGGCGCTGAAGCAGGGCATACATATATTCGTTATCAGGGGTTATGGTTACGCCCACAAGTTCAGACGGAAAAACCACACTTCCATCAACCCTTCTTGTCAGCCGCTTCATGGTCAGCCCTCCCCTTCAAATATTTCAAAAACCATAACGGCATATGCTCACACCTCCTTCGGGCCACGCAGCTTCAAATCTGCATCCATAAGCCCTTTAAATACGATGAATGCAACCTCTTCCATGGTTTTGTGTGACATGGATGAATCATATTCCAGCTCATAGATCACACTCATCCGATTCGGCCTGTCTGTCCGCTTGAGCTGCATCATGGCAGCACACAGCTTTTTATTATCAGCCTCTGCCGACTCTGCTCTTGCACTGAGCTCTCCAACACTTTGCTCCATCATCATGCGGTCGTGGACTGCCTCGTCCCTCTCCCGCTTCACCTGCTCCAGCTCCGCCCGTAGCTTCTTGTTTTCGGCCTCTAAGCGGTCCGCCCGCTGGTTCTCCTTGCTCCATAGGTCTTGCCCGCTTTCACCCAGCAGAGATTTCAGTCTCTTGTTTTCGGCCTGGAGCGTGGAGAGGGCCTCGACGGCATCTTCTAAAAGGTGTGCGTCCGGGTCCTCAAGATCCTGCCATGATGGGGATCTAAGGCTGACGATTAACTTCTCAATGTCCATTAGATATCCGCCTCCGCTGGCTGCTGGAGCCAGTTCATCCAGCCGCAAACCTCCGCACATACTCCGCCGCCCTCGTATTCGAGCCACTTTGCCAGTTCCTCGTCACTCATGGCCCGGATGCGGTCGGCGTTGGTCGGCGGTTTCTCCGGTTTCTGTATCCAGTTCCCACACGTCTCCCACCCATTCCAATTGTGGTCACATACAGGATCACAAGCACAGTTATGGCATGTTTTCATGTGTCCTCCTCTCCCTCCGGCGGGCGGCGGTCAGGCAGTGCTGGAAGTGGCATCCAGTGTGTAGGCTCCCTGTCAAGCTGGGTTGCATCCCATCTCACGCGCCAGACACTTCCTGTCCACCAAACAACCGCACAATCCCCGCAGGGCAATGTGGCCTCCGCTCCTCCACGCTCACCCACTCGTTCGGCGGGGTGAGGGTGGGCTGAGTATCAACAATCTGCTCTACCACGCTCTCCAGCAATAGTGCCTCATAATCACGCCCCTGGTCTTTCCACGCCTCCGCAATATCCCAAGCCCTACGCTTAACAGCGTCCGCATCAATCGCCCTTGCCATCTTTCAGCGCCTCCAATCTCTTGCACACAGCCCGCTCACAGTCGGACAATAGTAACCTCTCGAATAGCCACCACGGCGTAATGGTCAGAAGAATAATCCACGCTATGTCACTCAGTAATCTCATGCAGCGCCTCCATCCTCTCACAAATATCCATTATTTTTCCGCTTTGCTGCAATGTTTGCTATTACATCCCGCAAAACAAACGCATCTATATGGCATTTCCAATGATCCGCTCCATGCATCCGAAAAATACAGTTCTGGCAGGATGTTTGTCCTTTGCAGTAGTCAACAATGGTCTGCGCGGCATCAAGCGCTTTTTTGTTATTTATCATTCCCCTCCAGCATCTCCATCTCCTCCAACTTCATGAAACAAGCCCAAAAGGTTCCCATCTTCTTCCCGCTATGGTGCCCGAATAAGGGACGATGGCCGATTGCTTTCCAAACGTCTCCTGCCGGTATGTCTGTTTCTGCCCACTTAAAAATTAAAACACCATCAGGCCTTAGAACTCGCATACACTCGCGGAAACCATCGTGGAGCATTTTGGGCCAGTCCGCCCCTAACTTCCCATATAGAGTACCAAGAAGCCCATTCCCAACACGGAGCAAATGCGGCGGGTCCCAAACAACTAATTGGAACGCATTGTCATCAAATGGCAAATGGGTAAAATCACATTGTACATCTGGTTCCACAATAATATTTTTCGTCCCACCATTCGGTGTTTTTATATGATGTTCTTCTCTCCTGCGGTCACAGTAGATTGCAGATGGATGGTGCTTATTAAACCAGATAGACCTTGCACCACAAGTCACATCAAGAATTTTCTTTTCCATAGATTTTCTCCATCTCCTCCGCGCTCAAAATCGGCGCACGGGTGTTCCATATCTGCCGTGCTTCTTCCAAGTCGTACCCCGCCGCCATAAACCCACATGGGCATTCAATCATTACACATGCCATCACGGCCCTGTGCTTCGCGTCCTCACCTCTGCACCCTGGGCACGGCAGCAGCACCCCCGCCTCCGTCAGCCGTCTGGCCGCCTCTTGATCGCCGAGCAGGGCTAATTTAATATCATCCATCAAAAATGCCTCCCCATTGTTCAGCCATAGCCAGTGCAAGCCCCGGAAAGGTTTTAGCACGATTTTTCTGCCGGTCTTTTCCGCCCTTCATAAACCATGTCCCTGCCTCATGGCATCCGCACGTCGGGTCAACAATGTTGCTCGGCTCCAGCGGGGGCAATCCTTTCAACCACAAACGGGTTTTCTTCTGTACCGGGTGCCCGAACATCCAGGGCTGAACCTCCTGAGTATGCGGCGGCATTTCATAAATTCTGCTGGATACCGGGTTCTCTACGCAGATGTGAGGGCAGTCAGCGTTCAGGAATTTTAGAAAAAACTTCTTTGCTTCCAGTCCCTTTTGATAACGTTCTTGATTCAGCACACCGCCCCGAAACAGGTGCTTTGCTCCGGCGTTTGACAGGTATGTACAAGGAGGGAATGCAAGAATCATATCCCACCGCATTTTCAGCAGTTCCAGCGCGTCACATTGGATGTGCCATTCAGGTTTTCCCCCAGAGCACGGCTCAATATCACAGCTGTACGCCTCGTGCCCCAGCGCCCGGAACGCTTTGCATACCTCCTGAGACTCTTCACAGGCTACCAGAACTCTCATAGCTTCACCGCCTCTTTGTCGCCCAGCAGGGCGGCCTTCTCATCCGTCATGATATTCTCCTCCTGGTTCCTCGATCTCGATCTCTATCCTTGGCTTTCCCTTGTCCACAGCGAAGCTGTCAGAAAATCCTTCGATATTCTCCCAGCCGTCATTCCTCAGAACACCCATCTTCACTAAGGCGTCCTGGATAACCTTCCGGCCAAAGCTGGAGATGTTGTCCTTGTCCCGCCTCCGGTTTTTTTCCACCCAGAGGTATCGCATGAACACAGGCTCCAGCAAAGGCGTTCTGATTTGACGTCTAAGAGCTAAGATTACCGATGTCTGGCAATCCCGTTTCAGTTTTGCCCCCTTCTGCCGGTGGCCCCGTTCCGCTTCTATGTACTCGTTGAGACCAGGCAGAGAAAACGGGATGATCAGCCGCATGGTCCATCCTCCCGGTTCATGTCTTCAAGCATTCTACGCATCCGCTCCATGTTCGCCTGTGTCCGCTCCGCAGCCGAAGTCTCCGCCTGCCGGTCCGAATCCGTTACCTTGCGCCGCTTACCATTGACCCACTTGTATTCCGGCTCCTCCCCAGTCTTCCGCTTCTCTTCCTCAAGCCGGTCCACGCACCAGGACAGGATGGCCCTGTAATCGCTGGTGTAGGTCTTACCTGTGCTGCCTTTGTAGTTGTCCAGGATCTCGATCAGCCTAGCGGTGTCGGCAGATCCATGAGTGTCAAGCAGCCTCTGGTGCTCGGCATTGGTCATGGTCACAAATTCTGCCCATTGGACCTTCGGCTCGATATCGCTCCCGTCCTTCTTCTTGCGCGCCTTACTACCCCCGTCAGGGGGTACAGATTCAGATACAGATACAGACTCAGATACAGATACAGCTTTTTTTGATTTTTCTTCAAAACCTAAAAAAGCATTTGGTTTTTTTGATTTCTCTGACAAACCATTTGCTTTCTTTGGCCTTCCGCCCTTTTTCCCAGCCTCCTGCCTCGCCTGAACCGTTGCCGCCCAGCGGCTTGCACACTCTTCAAAATATGACCGGTTGAAGGAGAAAGCCATCATTACCACTGGATCATGGACATCAACAGACTCATCCATGTGATACTTGAACCACGCTTTTAAAAGCTGGCCAGCCTGCTCATCTGTGAGAAGGTCGATCTGCTCCGCCCACTCTGTCCTTACGACAAAGCTTTCCTTCAAGAGCCTCTCCTCCCATCAAAACGGGAGCTTTCCATCATCGTCTGGTAACTCCTGAAAGTCATCATTATTTGGATAGCTCATGCCCCCAAAGGTCGTTGGTGCGTCATCTTTTTTCCCAGCGTCGCCAAAATAGACCTGGTCTGCCACCACCTCGGCGGAGCGGCGCTTATTTCCGTCCTTGTCCGTCCAGTCACGCATCTGGAGCCGACCCTCCACAACAGCCATACGTCCCTTAGTAAAATAGCGGCTGACAAACTCCGCCGTGTTCCGCCAGGCCACCACGTCTATCCAGTCGGTGGCTTTCTCGCCAGTCTGCTTGTCCTTAAAGTCTCGATCCACCGCCAGGCGGAAGGAGGCCACGGGATTTCCTCCCTGAGTGTGGCGAAGCTCCGGATTTTTCGAGAGTCTTCCTTGCAGCACGATTTTATTCAGCATGTTTAAGCCTCTTTCTTCTAATTTTTTCCTTTGTTTCTTCTGAGTGATGAGTCCCGGTATGGTGAAATACTGTATGAGCGCCAACAGACATAAGGCATAGATTTTCAATTCTGTTGTCTGTTTTATCCCCGTTAAGATGATGAACGCAGCATCCAGATGGAACCGGAACCCCAGTCTCTTTTTCCCACACATAGATATGCTCCATAACATATCCGCCTGCATCTGCCCTCAAATGCTCAGGCACGAGGACCTGCCGATATCCCTTTGCTGTGTATTTAACTCCGCCTTTCCAGTTGCTTGCGTTTTCACGCCTCCGTGCCTCAGATCTGTTTATAAATTCGATGTTCTTATCTTTCCTAAGCCCGAGCTTATACGCTTTCTTATAGATTCCTTGCTTTGATTTTTCTGGGATCATACTAATAAGCACCGAATTTGATACCTTGTTATAGTTTTCCAAAAGTATGGACACTTCCCGGTCCGTCCAAGTTCTCACCGTCTCACCCCCATTTGTGATACCTCACTTTCTCCTCGGTCCAGTCAGGATAAAAGCCTCTGAGATAGTTGATGATGTATGCCCTGATGTCCGCCTGGGAATGGAATCCAAGAGGCCGCAGCCGATCCATAAACAGCCCCTCGTCAAAAGCGTAGTGGCAGGGGCCGCACAGGGTAACGATGTTCTCCACCACCCCCATGCCGCCCTGGGAGCGGCGCACCACATGACAGTGGGGGCCTCCCGGAGCGCCGCAGAGGATGCAGGTGGCGGGACCTTGGGTGCAGTCCCGCGCGGCCACAGCGGCCTTGACACGGGCCGGGATGTCCGTCATTTTAGTCTGCCGGTGCATGGCCCCACTCCCTTTCTATCTGTGCGTCCAGAATGCGAATCTGGAGCTTATATCCGTTTACAGCCTCCAAAGCTGATTTATAGACTACATCCGCAACGTCCCGGTTGAATTTAAGACCGGCGATGGTACGGTCTCCCCGACATACGTCAGAGATGATAGTTACAGGTGTTCCCTTCTCCCGCTCCAGCAGGATGCATTTTGCCAGCTCTACCCGATAGTCCTGCTCCGCCTGGGCATAGGCGGAGCCTCGGCTCCTTAACTCCTTAATGGCGGCATCCAGCATCTTGAACTTCTGCCACAGCTCGTCCATCAGATTCTCTGCCATACAAAGCACCTCTTCCCGTTACACAGGATGGACAGACCTGCAATCTCCTCCCGCTCGTTGTAGACGATCTTCTCCACGGTAAAGTCGTCATAACACTTGAATTTGCCATTGTACTCCTTGATGTTGCACTTCCCGGCGGGGATACTGATTTTAGGAGCGGTATAAAGCTCTGTGCCGATGCCCCAAACAAATCCGGCCCGTTTGAGGCCATCGCTGGCCTCACCCTTCTCCGCTTCCATGTTGGACTCTGTGCCCACATTCCATTTCCAAACCCATACACCTGTGGAGTCCCGGACGGCGATGCCGCAGTACATCTTGCCACCAATTTCCTTGTAGTCGTTGCACCAGTTCTCCGCACCGTATTTCTCATCCAGCAAGGCCAGGTCTATCCGAGCGGTCTTGTATAACAGCAGTTTGAGGTACTGCCCTTTCTTGTCAATCTCCGAGATGCGGCACTCGATTTCGTTCTCCGTCAGCAGTCGAAAACTCCTCATGCTCTCACCTTACCTGCATATTGGTCCGTTCCACAAGCACAGCCCCTGGGATATCAGCTCCTCCTTTAAGCAGGTCAGTAACAGCCCGCTTGTCCACCGAGGGAGCCGCATATACCACCATGTCAGGGTGTCCATTACTGTCCAGCCATTCCGCCAACGAGGTGGTATCCTCTACTTCCAGGGCAGTAGACTTCCGGTAGCTGATGGAACACCGGGCAGTCTGAAACTTCTCGCCACAAAGAGCCTCACGCAAATAGTCTTTCAGTCTGGCCGCCTTTGCCTCTGTCCGCTGCCGGCGCTCCTTCAGAACTACTTCTTCCTCCTTGATGGCCTTTGCGTCAGCAGTCAGGTTTTTGATCCACAGGGCCATATTCTCCAACTTTACTTCCCGCTCCATTTGGAGGGCGGCGAACGCATCATAGTCCATCAATTCCCCACTTTCAGGGTCTACTAGCGCCTGGATGGCGCTGTCGATTTCATACAGTGTCATCTGATTACCTCCTCAAAACATAAATCCTGCCAGCAGGGAGCACATAAAGATCATGCTAGACACCACCAGGCACCGCCTCACAATGCGGTTCATGCGTGCCTCACGCTCCCGGCGGCACTGATAGCAATATTCTCTAGCGTCGTGGTTTCGCTCCACCAGAGAGCGTCCGTCCTCAATGTACTTCATTCTTTTCCTCCACAATCCTGGCCTTTGCCATCTCAATAGCAAGCATATAAACTCGTCCATGTTCGTTGTCTCCGTGGGTCTGTTTTACCTTGTCGGAAAACTCCTCCAGATCCCCCAAAAAGCACCCACAGGAAACATAGATCTTTCCGTCTTTACATCGAAAAAAGGTTGTGGTTCTGTTGCGAGAGCCAATAGCTCCGATCCAAAAGACAGCACCTATCTTACACACCTCGGCGTTGCCGTACACCCTGGCGTTGCCGTACACCTCGGCGTCGCCGTACACCCTGGCGTCGCCGGACACCCTGGCGTTGCCGTACACCCTGGCGCCGCCGGACACCCTGGCGTCGCCGTACACACTGGCGTCGCCGGACACCCTGGCGTTGCCGTACACCCAGGCGTTGCCGGACACCCTGGCGTTGCCGTACACCTCGGCGTCGTCGGACACCCTGGCGTCGCCGGACACCTCGGCGTTGCCGTACACCCAGGCGTTTCCGTACACCCAGGCGTTGCCGGACTGACTCAAATTTTCCTCCTTCTCAATCCAGCCACCTAGATCGCCAGCATTTACATTTCCAAACTGAACCAGAGCTTTGATGCGGTATAAGGTTTTCCCAAGGAAGACCTTCGTTTCAGATGTCAACTCATACTTTTTCACTTCTTCCGCCTCTTTTCCATAAATTCCGCCACAGCGAGGGCGGTACAGATCACGATGCACACCATACACACCACGGATAAAAACTCAAACAATTCTGATTCCTCCCAGTGTCATCAAATAGAACCACTGCTCTTGAGTAAGGCGTACCTCCTGCTCGTCCAGTAGCTTTGCAATAGAGCCATCGCCGCATCCGATCTCATGGGCAAGGCCCCTTTGCGACAGCCGGTGCCGCTCCATAGCCCGCTGGGTGATACGGCGGACTATCTCATTTGGAGTTTTCATTTCTGTCCTCCCGGTCTAGGATTCTCGCCATGACTTCGGCTAAATTCCGAACCGTTTTAAGCAGCTCCGGCACATCAACTCCGTAATGATCCCGTTCCAGATTGTTCATGTGCCTCCTGGAATTCCGGCTCTGCGTCCCAAGGTCCTTAATGCTGTCGTTCTCTTCAAGCGTTTTTTTCATAAAATTTTCCTTTCCGGCTTGACAGAGAACGGATGTTCTAGTATGATGTATCTATCAAGCCTAATTGGTGTGGTCAGTTAGGTTTGCCAGCCCCGTCAGGTGTGCCCAGCACCTGACGGGGCGTTTTTATCCTTGTGCGCTGGCAAAACGTTCGGCATCCTCTTTGGTGGTTGCCTCAAAGACAACAGCATGGTTATGCCAAACCTGCCACAGAAAAACCGCTCGATTGAACATGACTGTGTAACTTCTGTGGTTCATGATATACCTTCTTTCTTTGCTATTACACTCAGTCGGTGTGCCACCACTGGCCGGGGCGTTTTTATTTAAACAGGGTCTGGATACGCAAAATCAACTAGCCTCTTAAACTCCCGGAAATCCAGGTTGCCCTCTCACTCTGCACGTTCCAGGACCATTTCTTTTAACTTCGGGCCCGCACCTTTTAGCGCATCCATATAATCCTCAAAACTAAACATATTTCCTCCTTGTATTCCGTCCCGCACCATGCTAAAATACAAGGTGCAGAACTCCTTTACTTCGCCCTCATCCGTGCGCTATCACGGGTGGGGGCAATTATTTTGCTGTTCCGCCTTCCATATATCGTATAAAGGCTACCCTTGGGATTTTGACCCTGCTCCGAATTACTGTCACAGGGAATCCCAGTAGTTCCGGTTGTTGTCTGGCCATTAGCCTAATCCAGTGCGGATTGCAGTTTAGCGCCCCCGCTGCCTGGGCCGGTGTAATTACATCCCTATCAAGTGCTTTGATCTCCGCAAGGGTCATGTTCTCACCCCCTCCCCTTCTTTCTTGTCCCCCACCCGCTCCCGTGGTAAAATACGAGAGAAAGGGGGTGAATAAATTGGACATTACTCTCACAAAAGACGCCGATAAGCTAATTTGTCTGATTTACAAGGATTATCTGGAGCGCCGCAAAAGAGGAATCTCGAAATCCTCCGCCAAAGCATACGCAGAGCGGTCGGACTGGCCAAAATCATTGACTGATCATTTTTCCGCTGAAGATGTCCGAGATACTTTGCGGGAATTGAAAAACAGCGGGTTCACCAGAAATTACTTGTACGGAGGGTTTGCCCTAACAGATCAGGGAATCGCTTACATGGAAAACAGATTCCCCAACGGGGTCGCCCAAATCCTTGAATGGATGGGGAGAATCAAAGGCGCTGTTCCATTTATGTAACCTTGTACTTGATATTAGCCTCGTGGATGTCAATGTGAATGACAGCTTCCATCTCTCCATCGGGGCTAATATTGTTTACATCCAATCTGGTCACATAATCCAAGCGAACTCCGTTTAGGTAAAGACCATCTTCTTTTGTTTCCAGTATGTTCACACTCACCACCCCCTCCCGCATTCACCGTCCCGTTTTATTGGACAGATTCGGTGCTATCGTTTTTTTGAACAAGCCGTCCAAACGCCTCGTTCAGCTTTTGCTCCGCCCCCCGCGGCTCCTTGTGTCCGTTAAGCACAACGCTGAGATATTTTGGATTCCAACCGACCTCTGCAGCGAGCTGTTTTGCCGTTACCCCGGCAAGGTGCATCTCGCCAAGAAGATCAGCAGTCCACTTTGCAGGCATATAACTCCTCCTTCCGTTGATTACTATGGTTAATTGTTGTATACTCTCAATATCTGATAATAAATATTGGGGGTATTCTTATGGCTGATAAGAAGTTCAATGTTATAAGCGTCGATGATGAAACTGAGTACATTTGTGAATGTGATGAAGTATCCAGTTGTCCAATTTGTCACTGGGCATTGGTTCCGCAGAACATTGCGGGGTATTATGTTCCAAACAGAAATGCTTCTCTGTTAGAACTATGTCCTAAGTGCAGGAATATTTTTTTAGTTCAATATGAAGCTTTTGAAGTTGGAACCAGGGAACTTGCTAGTTCCGGAATAACTGGTATATATCCAGAAGTTCCAGAAGACCGGACAATCTCCAAGGAGATCAGAAAATTGTCCCCTAAGTTTGTATCTATTTACGCACAGGCCGCAAAAGCAGAAAAGTCAAAACTAACTGAAATATGTGGCAGTGGTTTTCGAAAGTCTCTCGAGTTTCTTGTAAAAGACTATGTGATTTATAAATTTCCGGCAGATGAAGCCACAATTAAGGTAGAACCGCTAAGTGCCTCTATACGTCGTATAGATGATGAAAGAATCAGAGTTCTTACAGAACGTGCCACATGGATTGGGAACGATGAAACTCACTACATTAAAAAGCACGAAAATCTTGATATTGCAGAAATGAAACGCTTTATCGACGCAGTTCTTCACTACATAGAATCCGAGCTTTCCTTTGAGGTGGCTCTTTCTATTCAGCCGAAGAAGTAAAGGGGTCTATCTCTCCGATTTTCTTCCCATCAAATGACCAGTATTGAATTACTGTCCTAAATGGACAATCGCTCTCCCCAGAGCCTCGCACAGACTTAGTTTCAATAACTTGAATAACTCTGGCAAAATCTGTTCCTCTCTGGTATGTGTCTCTTTCCAAATCTCTCACCCCCATCTCTTGTCTTTGTTTTCCGACGCAAGCCGCTAGATTTAGATCACCTCCAAAACCCGTTCTTACTTTTTAGGCAAGAATACGAAAGTTATCTTTTTCAAAGAATTTAGTTGACTTTGGTATACCTCTAATGTATCATATAGGTGTCAACGATAATCAACCAAGAGGTATACTTTTTTTCAACCCGTGTCAGTATCATAGCACAACAATAGTTAATTTTCAAGGAAAAAAGTTGAACAAAGTACATTTCTGCTTATTGCACAATTTTTGAGGTGAGCAGTTGTGTTTTATGACAAATTCGTTTTTCTTTGTAAAGAAAAAGGCGTGGCACCAACGAGGGCGGCCCTTGATATTGGGCTAAGTAAATCTGCACCTATTAAGTGGCGAACAACCGGAGCAACGCCAAACGGAGAAACACTAAACAAAATTGCAGAATACTTTTGCGTTTCTGTAAGTGTTCTTCTTGGAGAAGAAACAAAAAAAGCGCCCACCGATGGTGAGCGCAAAGTCAGCGACGACGATATTATGTTTGCCTTGTGGGGCGATTCTGATGATGTAGATAAAGACGACCTGGACGACGTAAAGCGATACGCCGCCTTTGTCCGGGAAAGGAAGAAGAAAAAATGATGGACCTGATGGGCCTATACCGTATTGCAGAAGAAAATAATGTTGCGGTAGACTGCTTTGAACTACAAAAGCGAGAGGCCCTTTCCGTCATGGATAACGATGGGTCTTGCTATATTGCAATCGATCCGTTCAAGTTGACATCAACCTTAGATGAAAAAATAAAACTTGGGCATGAACTCGGTCATTGCATGACTGGCAGTTTCTACAATAGATATGCCACTTGTGATATAAGAAAAAAGCACGAGCACAGGGCGGACAAGTGGGCAATTGAGGAAATGATACCTGTGTGTGCCTTGGATGAAGCTATCGCTGATGGTCATACAGAAATGTGGGACTTAGCAGACTATTTCCGTGTTACCGAGGATTTTATGCGAAAGGCCGTCTGTTGGTATACCTACGGGAATTTGGCGACGGAGCTTTATTTTTAGTGACCATACCGTCAGAGGGCGGAAAAAGATAGAGAGAGGGATAGCAGAAATGAAAACTTGGAAACTGGTATCTGGAATTATTTCGATTGCTATGTGTCTTTTGGTCCTGTTCCAATCATGTTTTGCCGGGCTTGGAGATGTCATGATTAACGCACTAGATAAAAACGCAAGCAGTTCAAGTGGTGTTGCCGGCGTTTTTGTAGCTTTTCTTATGATGTCCGGTGGAATTGTATCTATTGTTACGAGAAATTGGTCCAAGGGCGGGAATATTGCCATGGTTGTTTTATACGGTCTTGCTGCTCTTATTGGATATACTTCATTCGGTTTTTTCAAGGATCTTATTGTCTGGGCGACTTGGTGCTTGGTCTGTGCTGTTTTAGCTGCGATCTCTTTATTGAGACCGCCAGTATTACAAAGCAACAAAAATTTTTCTAAGGCAGAAGCTCCTATCCCGGCTCCTGTGCAACGAGAGTTCACATACACCTCCAAGGACATGGTCAGAGCGGAGGCTATGTCCAGCTATGTAACCCGCTTTGAATTTAATTTTGGCCTCACAGAAAAAGATTGTTCTAAGCTTTTCTCTTTTGTAGAGCGGGCTGTTTCTCCTGATGTCGAAGTTGTCAGTGCTTTTATCGCAAAGAAAAACGGAACGCCATGCGCCTGTGCTATGGCTATCAGCAAATTGATTATTGCGGATGACTGGAAAACCAGAACTATTCAGACTTTAGATATATCAGGTTTTACATATGAAAACGGGACACTGACTGTCAAGAACAAAGAGGGCGATATCATCCTTTCCGTTTCCGCCCAAAGAGGACAAGCGATCTGTGATGTATGTAACCAATCTTTAATTGCCTGCAAAAAGGAAATAGAAAGCAACTCAAAAGTTAATGTATAAACTCTGAGGATTCACTTATGGGATATAAGTCACCTGAAACAATCGTAATATGTGGGCGCTGCCTCTCTGACTGCCCGCCTATTGGGTATGATAGTCGGTTTAATGTATTCAAATATGATTATTCCCAGCCCTGCCAGAAATGCGGTGCCAAAGAATGGTGTGCCCATGATGTCAGGCGGGACCGGAAAACAGGTCGGCTGCTAGATAAACCAGATTAGAACTTAACGTCTGACCACAGTAAATAGAGAGGAGAACTATTATGTTAGAAGAAAAAGATCTGCAAGCTATCGCACAGTTGATGGAGAAACAGAAGCAGGAGATCATGTCTGAGACGAAAGGATTGCTGTCACAACAGAAGCAGGAGATCTTGGACGAAAGCACTCAGCGCATGAAAATTCTTCTGGATACAGAAATCACGCCGAAATTCAATCTGCTGGCGGAAAATCAAAAAATCATGCTGGACAAATTAGCGCCGAAGAGTGAATTAGAAGAGCTACGCAGTGAAGTTTCCGTCTTGAAGCTCGCTATTCGGAGCATAAATCAGGAGATTGCAGAACTGAAAAAGGCACAATAAAAATCCCCGCTCCAGTGTTGGCGCACCGAAACGGGGAAAAGGGGCAGAAGCTTTGCGGGCCGTCTGCCCTTCTATTTTAGAATAGAATAGGAGGTTTTGTCAATGAAATGCTGCAAATGCAGGAAAGAGATTCCAGACGAAAGCAAATTTTGTTTGAAATGTGGCGCAAAACAAAACTTATTACAAAGCCGCCATACTAGGGGAAACGGGCAAGGCACCGCAATCAAGCGTGGAAGCACCTGGACGGCCATTTGGACCATAGAGGTATATCCAGATACCAAAGAGAGGAAAATCCATCAGAAACGCCGCTGGAAGGGCGGATTTAAGACTAAGACCGCAGCCCTCGCTTATGCCGCCAATCCCATACAGGAAGAAAAGGAATCTCCGACGCTCCGCACCTATTACACTGGGTGGGAAAAATCCGATATGTGCGACTTGTCCAGATCTAAACAGACAGCATTTAAAATCGCATGGAGTAAAATGAACGAATTAGCCGGAAAGCGTATGGATGAGCTTACCATCAATCAGATACAGTCCTGTGTAAGCAGAAACGCTCCTACATATTATCCGGCAAAAGATATGAAAACGCTGTTATCCCATCTATACAGACGGGCTGTGGCAGAGGGGACAGCTAGAACTAACCTGGCAGAATTTATCCGTCTGCCTCCGCTGGAGGAAAAAGAGCTTCAGCCCTTCACTGAAATTGAACTGCACAAGCTCTGGACCGCTTATGGAACTGGTGACCGCATAATCGGGTTTGTCCTCCTGATGATCTACACTGGGATGATGCCGGGAGAGCTTTTGAAGTTTAAGGGTGATATGGTAGACTGGACAGCTCATGAGATTAGAGGCTGTGGCCTGAAAACAAAAAAGCGTAAAGAAACACCCATTGTATTTCCCGACCTGTTGGAGCCAGTATTGCGTAATCTTATTGAAAGCAGTAAGTCCCATTCCGACTATGTAGTAGGGCTAAACAAAGATAAATTTTATAGTGAATATCATGCCTCACTTCAACGAGCGGGGGTCCGGGATCTACCTCCCTATTCATGTCGCCACACAACGGCAACCGCTCTCGCACTTGGAAATATCGCCCCAAGCGTGATACAAGAAGTCATGCGACACACAAAATTCTCTACGACACAACGCTATATCCACCCAGATAGCGCATCGGCTTTGGCTGCCGTAAACGCTTTGGGGCAGGGAAAAGAATGCTAACTATAATGCTAACTACGCATGAAATTTACTTAATTCTTCTTAATTCTTGGTGAGATTTTTAAAATTCCGAAAGTTGAATAAAACATAAATAAAACTGGCAGAAAATGAGCTTTTAAACTCAAATTCTGCCAGTTTTGGCGCAGAAGGGGGGATTCGAACCCCCGCACGGTTTTACCCGCCTACTCCCTTAGCAGGGGCTGAAGTCTACCTGCGCCTCTAGTAAGCGCTGGTTTTTGCTAACTATATTGCTAACTATGATTGAAATTTGGAGATATTTTTATAGACTTTTTGCTACCGAATAGATCGCTTTATATATTAAATCCGCCCCCAATTTTGAGGGCGGACTTTTTTATCTTACGATGTACTTATAATACTTCGCCAGTTTATCGGGGCCAGCGTCCTTGTCGTCCAGGAATGCTTTCGCCATATCGACATAGAAATCGATCTTATCCCCGACCCCGAATTTTTTCGCCACCTTAACATAATCAGAGTAGATCATGTTAAGTGCAACCCAAAATATATTTGGATCGTAGGTAAGAGAACGCTGTGACATCAACTGCTTTGCCTGCTCGATGGACCAATGCGGGCCTCTAGTTCCGTCCTCATTTTCCATTTTTTCAGTCCAGGCTTTTGCCATAGGGAGCGTGAAGCCTTGAGTCTCTTGACTATCCTCCTGCTGTGGGCTATCTTCTCCCCATTGGCAAAGGGCGTTGTATGCACTGTTGTAAACAGCGAGACATTCCGCCATTCTATCATCCATAGGAACGGCAGTACACTCGACAATTTTAAGTGTGAGCCAGTCCTTTGCGTTTTGACGTCCGGGCATAGCTCGGTCAAGAGTGGTTCTTGTGAGCACAATGCTCCCCCCCTATCAATCACGTTCCAACTGATTCATACAACGGCGGATTGCCTCACGCTCACGCTCACTGCCAGCTTTATCCATAAGCAGCTCCAGTTCTTCCATCATGTGCTCCTTGGCATCATGACGGCTATATCCTCCATCTCTGCTATAGTCACCACGGTTGCTATAACCGTCCCGGCTATAGTGGCCTCGGACATAGTGCTTACCACGGTTAGCATAGCTGGAGCCACGATTATAGGAGCCTCGTCCCTCCCAGTCGCCCGCCTCAGAGTAGCCGCCGTCCTCCTCCAGAGCGCAGATTTTATCGATGTTCTTGATGGTATCAGTCAGCTTGTGGACGGTCTCCAGATCACCAGCAGACATTTCAGGCTTGCGGGCAATCTCGTCCAGTTCGTCCTGGAGCTTATCCTTCAGCTCGTATAGTGCTTTCATAGTATCCTCTCCTTTCAGGCTACACGCTCAACAATGAAGTTACTGTTGGCTACTAAAATAGGCTGTGTACTGGTGTTTTTTGCGGCAACAGTGACACAGCAGCCACGGGGGACATCTACCACAGCGGAGACATAGATATTAAAGAAATTCTCCACAGCGGCAGGGGTAACAGTGGCGGTGGATGCGGTCAGCGCCTCACCATTGATGGAGATTGCCGCAGTGATGGCCTCCACGGTCCCACCGTCAGGGATGGCGATATTGGCGCCAAAGGAGACCTTGAACTTTGCCCGGCACTGGTTCGTAAGCCCACGAAGAGTCACCAGTCCAGCACCCTCCCGGTGTACAATACAAGGCTTGCTCGTGTTGGCCTCCTCAGTAAAGGGCACGTTCTGACCAGCGGCAACGGTTACGATTGCGCTATTTGTGTACTCGGCCAAAAAAATCATTCCTTTCAAAAAGATTAGCGGCGAGGCTATTGCCCCGCCGCATAGTTCAAAATCGGCACGGGGCCGAACATTCCGGTCATGCCGGAAAGTTGATGTATTGGTTTTTAGCAGCAGCCGCCGCAGGGATTACACCCACAACCGGCATAAGGGTTGGGCACCTGATAGGCCGGAACAGGCATGGGGTTGATGCGGCGGATCAGTTCAGCGGTCTGGGCCTCCTGATTGGCGGTGAAGAAAGCGTTCTGCGCCGCCTGGGAAGCCTGGAACTTCAGACTCTGGTTTTCAGCCGTCAGAGTAGCAATCTTGTCCTGAGTCAAAAAGTCAAGGATCGCACGGCTGTTGGCGTTCTGGTTGTCGATGATGTCCCTGGTGCTGTTCTGGATGGTATTCCGGGTATCGCAAGCCTGGGTAGCCATGTCGTAGCGAACGCCCTGAATTGCCGCCTGGGTAGCCGCACCCTGGGTGGACAGGTTATAATTCACGCCGTCCACTGCCCGCTGGGTCTGGCAGCAGCAGTCCTGAAGCTGATAGCCCAGATTGCAGATAGCATTATCCACACCATGGAAGCCGTTGGTTACGGCGGAGAGGATACCGCTCTGGCCGGTCTGGAGACCGTTCAGCGCAAAGCCCTCGTTTACATCTGCCCTGGTGGCCCAGCCCTGACCGGAGGGAGAGCCCAGGCCATTGCCGGAGTTACCACCCCAGCCGCCGCCATAGCCGCCCCAACCGAACATACCGAAGATCAGGAACAGAATAATCCAGGAGGCCCAATCGCCTCCCCAGCCGCCAAAACCGCCATTCCCGCCCTGATAGGCAGGCTGCACAGGCATGGTCATTACAGCGCCGTCAGAAGAAAGACTCATTGTGTTATCTCCTTTTTGATTTATTTTCAAAACCGTGGCCACGGATTTTGATTGAAGTTATTTACCAAACATTCCCCTCATCCCCTCAAACATCCCTGACATCTGCTGGGCTTGTTTCTGGACCTGGTTAAGCTGATCTTGGGAAATGCGGCCAGATGATACCATCTCTTGTATCATGGCGTTGGGGTCCTTCCCCTTCATCTGGTTCATGAACTGCTGGAATTGCTGCATCATATTAGGCTGACGATTGCCGCCCATAGCGTTGAAAAACGGATTCATTCAGCATCCTCCTTCACAGATTTCTTTTTTACAGGGGTCGTCTCTTTGGAGCTCAGAGCGTCCACACGGGCCGCAAGAGCGTCCAGGTCATCCTTGGTGGCATAGCGGATAGAAGGCTCCTGCGTGGCTGCTGGGGCAGTCCTTGTGGTATTGCTGCGTTCTACCAGATCATAAATTTTGATGCTGGGCTTTCCAGAGGCATCCGCCTGCTTGAGATAAATAGTGGGGCTGTTGCTGTCCCATAAAGCAACGGCACTGTTGGGGGCCACCAGATATCCCATGGCCTCCTGCTCTCCATTCACCCAAACCATGGACTGCCCATTTTGCTGGGACTGTACGGGCGGCATTTGCGGTCCTTGCATGGGAGGTTGGAACTGCTGCCCACGGAGCTGGGCCAGTTGGTCCGGCATGGGCGGCTGGTAGTACATGGGCTGATAGCCCGGATAGTAAGGTGTATAGGCCATATCACGTCATCCTTTCCAGTAGTACAAAACTTCCTTTTCCCCAGAATCCCATGTATCCAGAATCGTCCCGTCGATAATACAGACCACATGGGAATTCAGGCCGAGAAGGTGCACCCCGCTTCTATGGGTCCTGGCAAATTCATTCACCGTTGTGTGAGGCGGAGCCGGTCTTCGCTCCAGACCATACTGGCTCAGATAGCTCCTCCACACCTCGTTGGAGCTTGGCATATCCTTCAGGAGATACCCTTCCAGGCACAGGCCAATATAGGTGGTGTCCCAGTCCTGGCCCAACGCCGTGGAAATAGCTCTAACCGTGCAGTCTCCCACATTCCTGTTGTAAGGGTTTTCGTTGTGCCAGGAATACCTCTCCGTTGTTCGCATGGCGGCTTTCCACCTCATTCAGATACTTTTCCAAACCATAATCATCCCCCTGTGCCCGAAACCACATAATGGTTTCCCTGGCGCAATCGGGCCGGATGCCAGCGGCAATCAATCTCTCTACCGGGGTCATATATCACACGTCCTTTGTATAAAAATAAGGAGGGCCGTGAGGAGGACTGCGACGTGTACAGCCCTTGTTCCCCACGTCCTCCATGTCTATATTGTCACATAAAAATTCCCCGGCTGGGTACGGTCCCAGTCGGGGTTGTGTACGTTTTATGTACGGTTTGTGTAGAGCTTGGCGGATACATTTTCCACCCGTTCCAAAATATGTTTGAGGTGGTCTCCCACAGTGGCCCTGCGCCATCCCAGCTCCGCCGCAATATCCATTTGACACCATTTGTCAATAAGATATCGTCTGGCGATCAGTTCATCGTCCCGGTGGAGTGCGGCCTCGTGGATGGCCTCCTCTAGTTGAGAGCGCAAGAGCTTGTCAAGCGATTCCGGTAGCTTTACTCTTGCGCTCATGCTCCACGTCCTTTCCTTACTTCAACGCCGCAGCTCGTGCCATAACGGCACTTTCCTCACGAGTGACAAATGCCATAGGTCGGGTCCCATCTGTCAGGCCAAGCTCGTTGGCCTCTGCAAACAGCTTCGGCATACTGGCCGGCAGCTCCGCTCGCTCGGCCAGATAGCGGTCCATGTACTCCTTCCACTGCTCATAGGTCACAGTCTCATCCTCTCCTTCCATCCACCGGGCCACATCGGCCCTGAAATTGTCCATGGTTTTGCCGAATTTAGGGAACCAGTGAAGGACATCCCCGTGGTTACTGGCGATCCCTCTGCGGTAGCCCTCCTGATGGCAGATTACCACTCCGTCAGCCAACGGGTCCAGGTTATACTCCTTGCAGAGATAGGCTGTCAGTTCCACGGCCTCCTGGTACACCGCCTTAAAATAGCTGGCATCCTCCAGGCCGTCCTCGCTGATTTCAAAGGAAATGTGGGTATCATTTGCACTGCCGTTCTTTCCTCGGCCACAGTGCCAGCCCCTCCAGTTCCAGGGCAGGGTCTGGACCGTACCCACCGATCCGTCTGCAAAGAGGCCTACAAAGGCGTGGGCGCACTTTTCCAGTCCGGGCCTGTCCCAATCATTCCCGTACTGATTCCGACCAATTACATCATCTCCGGGCACATAGCGGGCCACAGAGGGGTTATTAGCCCCAGTCGAGTGTACCATTACCCCCTGTGGCTGGATGGTCCTCCCGGCCCTGTAACAGTCGTTCTTGGTCAAATACTGTTTTCGTAATCTCATGGTCTTCCTCCATTGACATATCAGGGCGTGTGCTGTAATATGCGGATAAGGGAGTGATAAAATGCATGATTACAAATTGCTTTGCCACTTTTTGAGGCAGGCAGAAACTGCTTTCAGCCTATCAGTGGACACAAACCAGGAATTTTCTGCACTAGCAGACAAGTTCGAGTCCGGCAACGCCACAAATGAAGACCGGGAAATGGCCCTCAGAATCCTGACAAATGCCAGGGAGAACTTTTCCTCCATGCCGGACAGCGAGGAGAAAATGACTGGGATGTTAGAGACCGCCCTGATTATTCAACAGCTAAATATGGAGCTAAAGGCACCCTGATTGGGTGCTTTTTTATTATTCTCTTTCCGCTTCCTCTTTGGCGGCCTCATCCTCCGCCACGCCAGCAGCCACGGCGGCCTCGAATGCCTCCTTGTCAGGGAAGGCGGCGGCCAGCTCCTGACCGTGACGGCCAGTAAACTCACGCATCTCCTTGGCCTCCTCATGGGTAATCTCAGGGTGCTTCTCCCGGAGCATAGCCATACCCACAGTAGCCAGGTCGGGGGCATCGTTCTTCTCAGTGATTTCGTACAGTTCATAGAGCATTTCGGTGTTCATAGTTCAATCTCCTTTGTAGTCAAAAATATGTTGTTATTCCTTCATCTGCTTGATGGCCTGGTTGACGCCAGTTGCCGCCAGACCGCTTACGATGCCCACGGCAACGGCGGTCAGCGGGTCCGTGGCCGGGAAATCCTGGAGGCCGGTATACAGCGCCGCCACGCCAAGAACACCGCCACACAGGCCCACGATAGCCGGGATGTACTTGTTATCCAGGCCGGACGATTTGACAATTAGTCCCACCAGATAACAGATGACGGTAATGGCCGCCACACTCGCAATGCCAAAATCCATATTTTCACCCCCTCTCAAAGACCTATCTTGTCTAACAGAAAGGCCATAACCGCTGTAATAACCGCCGCAATTACGGCCCAACTTATTTTGCCTTTCAGATCTTTCCAGGTTCGTCCAGGCTCTGCCTGAATGTCTGACAATCCCTTGGACAGTGTGCCCACTTTACCTGTCAGGTCCTCCAGCTTCTCGAGTATCGTTGTATACTGCTGGCCCTGCTCTGCACGGGCGATCTCAAGCTCCCGGATTCTGTTGAAAAACTCCTTGTGCGTCTGCCGGGACTGTTCCTTCCATTCGCTCATCTGCTTTTCCAGCATATTAGCTTTCTGGATGCCAAGGCAATCCCGCCGTGGGTCTAAGATACATTTTTCATCTGCCATTTAGATCTCCTTCCAGGCCTCTCTTAGCCCATTCCGCCGCCACCAGAGCCTCCGATGGCTTCTCCTTCTCCGATTACTTTGAATAGGCCGTTACTAGCTCCAATACTTCCAACATTGATTTTTTCTATGCCGGAACTCCTTTGGAGATTTCCATTGATAAATATTGGAGAGCCAACAAACACTTCTATCGTCCCTGATTGAGCATTCGTGGTATTGTCGATTTCAAAGGTCCCAGTTTCAGATTCCGTCATATAGTATATAACTACACTAGAGTATCTAATATTTACCTTTTCTGGCAATGTTCCCCCACCTTGTATCACTGGGTTCATTATCATACTGTAATCACCCCATCTCCAGATACATATACCAAATTGGTCGTATGGCCACTCCGAGTGTATACCTCCGAATTTGCAACCACTTCTAACGCTCCGCTTAATGCGTCTTGTCTTACATCTCCTATCATTAGTGGAAGGATAAAAGAGTTTTTAGCTACTGATATAGTAAATTCTGTAGAGTTAAGTGGGGCATAGCCTTTTGTTCCGTCCGAAGTAACATAATGTATACCATAATCAGGGCTTGATATTGTATCATGGCTTTTTATAGTAACTGTAGCAGTTTCTCCGCCGCCCTGTACCACAGGATTCAGTATCATACCATTGCCTCCGAAATTTTAACTTTTTTTCGTTGCAATCGAGAATAGTTACATATTCATAGCGATGACATAAACCTCGCCATCAATTATTTGAGTATTAACAGTTACGGTAAGATAAAATTGCTCATCACTTGTGACAAGATAAGGTGGAGGTTGAGCGGTCAGACCTTTCAGGGAATCAACAAGTTTAAACCCATCGATATTATGTGGAGATACGACCCAGTCCGAAAAATCCATGCCTTCTTCAGCGAAATAAGGCCCATGCACAACGGAGCCTGACCCATTCTGAAAAGTAAACTCAAGCAATTTCGGAAACGGCTTGGCAGGGCAACTAAAAATCATGTCCTTACCTCCTGGATTACCACATAAACCTGTACATCTTCTGTCGGGACCGTCTGCGCCTTGAATGTCAATTTGTTGGCCGCCTGTCCCGTACAGGATATCCCAGCGGCAGAATACACCGCTTGGTCCGCAATAGTTGGCATTGGCTGAATCAACTGTTTACTCTCATCCGCAAGCACACCCGGAACTGTAACAGTCTGGGTGTTGTTGGACCAAGCGGAGAGGGGGAGGGTAACTAGGGTGGATTTTGGTCTAGAATTGCGGAGTTCCTCCTTTACATCGTCCATCGTAGGCAGATAAGCATCATTTTCCGCAAAGCCGGTTTTTTTTGCGCCCCCTACGTTATAGAAAAACACGCCCCCACAGTCTACTTTTTGAACAATGCCAGAGCCCGGACTTGTGAAAGCATCAATCTCTCCTGGATTGGCAAACATATATGCCGTATCATGATTACTAGAAATCCCGATCAGCGGTAACTTCTCAAGGCCCACAAAATCTCCATTCACAGCTAACTGCACTCTGGGATCTGTGCCTCCGTCTACCGGATCAGGGGACTCAACTACCTCCAGCACCAACTCCCCAGTCATAGTCCCCCCGCTCAACTGGAGATACCTCTGGTCGGCCTGTTCCTGGGTCATGCCAGATTGTGGTGCATCCTGTGGCACGGCGTTACCCCCGCTGTCAAAGCCAACCACCTGACCCTGGGTGCCGGTGAGTTTATCCTGCTTCTCATTCGCCAGGGCAGCGGCCGCAGTGGGGAGGGAATCACTACCGGCCCCAACCGTCACGCCGGTATCACTAATAGTTTTCAGTGTGTCATTCACATTCTTCTTGATGCGGTCAATTTCGCTCTGTACGCTCATGCCGCACCTCCTCAGATGGCCGCAAGGGCTTCCTCAATGTCACTGGTCAAGCTCACGCTGCCCCCGGAGGTGTACCCGGCAGGCACAGAATAGGAGGTCGTGGTCAGGCCATCGATGGTGCCGGAAACAGCGCCGTTATTCGCCATGGAGCCGGATACCAATGTGCCTTTCGCATCTACGATCTTCTTACCAGTCAGCACATCAGCCGCAGCAGCCGTTACTCCGCTTACGTCCTGATATGCGGCTGGAATAGCTCCAACGGTAACCTTAGACAGCACCTTTCCAGTAGTTGGCGCAATCGTCTGTACAGACTTACTGGGGGTTGCGGTCTTTTCCTCTAGCGTGATAGATACTGTTCCAGTTCCGTCATGATGTCCGGACGGAATCGTATAGGATGGAGCCGCAACGGTCAGCGTTTGGGTAACTGCCCCATTATCTGGCATCGTACCTGTGACCTTGCTGCCGCCAACATACGCAGTTTCTCCATTGAGGATTTGTCCAGCCGTTGCGGTGGCGTCTGTTGTGTCTACAAACTCCTCTGGGATAGCCCCTACGGTGACGGAGGAAAGCACCTTGCCCTCTGTTGCCTCTACAGTCTGCTCGGACTTTGTAGGCGTGACGGTTTTCGTCTCTGGGACAATCTGCACCTTACCAGTACCAGCATGGTACCCCTTGGGGATGGTGTATGACGGTTCCTCCACTGTAAGTGTTTTATTTGCGGCCCCATTGTTTGGCATGGTGCCGGTAGAAACCTTACCCGTCTTATCTACAAATACCTTTCCAGTCAGCACGTCAGCCACAGTGGTGGTCACAGCAGACACATCCTGGTAACTATCGGGAATCGGAGCTACCGTCACATCAGACAGTCCGTAATAACCGGGGTCTGGAGTCACGTTCTGCTGAACCTTGGTAGGCGTAACGCTCTTGCTCTGGAGGTTATAGTTTCCGCCCCCAGCCACACCGGACACCGTGCCACTTCCGTTGTGGTAGCCCTTCGGGATGGTGTATGTATCGCCCTCCTGTACCTGCGCTGATACAGCGCCCCGGTTCTCAATACCCTCGATCTCTGTCGCCAGCTTGTCCAATGTGTCAACGCTCGTGCCAATACCAAGCTCTACCGCTTTCGCACGGATCGTATTTCGTGCGGTTTGGATGCGGCTGATTTCAGTTGCTACGCTCATTTTTTACCACCTTTCAAATCGTCCCTAAAAGGATCTCGATATTTCCAACAGTATCCTGCACCGCCGCCGCGGTAATGGGAAGGGTGTTATCCCCCTCGAAGTCGCTCACCGCATTTACAGAGAGTGTATTCGTTTCTCTGTCCAGCAGTAGGCCGTGGCCGATCCTATAGCCACCACCGCCGCCCTCTGGTAATGGTATATCTGATTCCTCATATTCCCCGGAATCCGGGTTAAAAATGAGCCATGTCCCGTTTGTGCCGGGTTTTGGCGGATTATTGTTAATGTCTGTCAGACGGTCCTCCATCTGCTCAAACTCGGAGGGCAGGGGCGGTGGGAATGCGTCTACCGCATTGATGCTATTAAACACCGTGGCATAAAACAGGTTGCTGTGCCGCACCTGGTCGCCCAGAGTGCCCCGAACCTGCATGGTGTATGTACCGTCATCCGCCAGCATGGAGGCGGTAAGCAGAGCGCTGTACACTTCCCCATCTCGGGAAAGCTGGATGATGTTCTTCTGCCCATCCTTCTCCACGTCCACCTTCAGGTCCCACCCTTCCGTCAGGTCAGTGGATATTTCCAGAGACGTGACCTCATTATCACCCTCAAATCCAAGGGAAAAACCGGGTGGCGTACAGATATTCCAATCGGTCATGTAAATCATACGCCCACCTCCTGTGTCATAGCGGCCACCTTATCCAGAAGTGCGTCTATCTCTTCCCCACTGTATTTGCTGGTGTAGTAGCTCGTGGGTGTTTCCTCTGCAAGCGCCTGTAACTCCATGGTAGAAATCCTCTGTTCCAGGGCGGACAGCCTCTCTTCTATTGTCATGGTATCTCACCTCACACGACGATTCTTCGGCCCAGCTTGTCCAGAATAAAGCGGCCAGTGCGGTCCATCACGGGGCCTGATTCAATCTTTTTCTGTGCGCCATAATAGAGGATGATGCATCCGTCCCCACCAGCTCCTCCGGCGCCTCCAGCACCGCCACTACCAGAATAGTTGTCGTAGGTTTTAACGTGCGCTGAAAATCTTATTCTTATTGTACTGGACGGAGTAGATGTTATTTTGATAGATGCATTATTTCGGACCGTAAGGTTATAGTTGCCAGCGGCCCCTCCGCCGCCGCCACCGCCGCCGCCGTCGCC